GTCTCAAGGACACCAAGTTAATGACCAAGGACGGTCGTAAGTGGTTCCGCACGCCGGCCAAGATAGAGCCTGGAAACCGGGTGGCGGTGTTCCATGGTTTACCAAATCCCATGGAGTGTGCTGACCAGTTCGTGATTGACAACTGGAAATAGTCATCCTATAATAAAGAATGAGCATCGGAGAGAAAAAGTTTTACGAGGCCGCCAAGATCAAGCGGGTGAGGGCACACCTGGACGAGATACCCGAGGACTGTGGCTACGAGAAGAAGTTCCGCTACAACATCGACATGAACTCTAATGGCATCATGGGCGACTGCATCGAGTGGTGTCAGGTCAACTGTGAGGGCCGGTGGGGTTGGTGGTTCGAGAATAAAAATCTGTACGACGAGCAGTGGCACAACTGGGAGGACCAGGACGCCTACATGAGTTTCCAGAAGAAGAGGGACGCTTCAAGATTCTGGTTAGCAATCGGAGTCAACAACATGGGAAACAGGTAAGCATAATTACTAATATGAAACCATTCGAAATCACAGACGCGGCAAAACAACAGATGGAAAAATTATTAGGCAAAAATACTGACAAGTACGCGGTCAGCCTGGCGGTGCTGGGTGGTGGTTGTGCGGGCTTCAAGTACGAATGGGGATTCGCGGACACCGTGGAAAGTATCGGCGACGGTGATCATGTCGAGGACTGGGGCACTGGTCGTTTCGTGGTGGACGAGACCTCGATGCTGTACGTGGTAGGGACCAAGATTGACTGGATCGAGGAAACCTTTGGATCACAGTTCGAGATAAGCAACCCCAACTCGACCTCCGCTTGTGGTTGTGGAGAGTCATTTGGCATCTGATGGACACCGCATTCGTTATAGGCAACGGTGAGTCCAGGAAGATCTTCCCCATAGACAATCTAAAAGGACACGGCATCATATATGGTTGCAACGCCATCTACAGGGATCATCCCAAACTGTGTGATCACATAGTGGCTGTGAACCCTCCCATGTACGATGATCTGAAACAGTGGCACGATACAACAGATAGTTGTACTCAGATACACGGCATAGAAAACATCAGCCGTTGGAACTACATCTGTGACGGAGACCGTGAGACCGACTGTCCGCGTGGGCTGAAACTTTACCGGATATGGCGTGGAGGAAACATGAAGAAGGGTGGCCGGATCAAGACCGAGGATTTCTCACTCAATAGAGGTTCTGGTTGTTCTGCTGTGTTATTGGCGGCCGAAAGCGGAATAAAAAATGTTGTGGTATTAGGTTTTGACATTTTAGGAGCAAAGCAGTGGGAGATGCCGGAGCCCAGCAGGATACAGAACAACATTTATAAAAGTTCCCCCAACTACCCAGACAGGCAGAGCATGAAGGCATATTTGAAATATGAATGGATGTACCAACTGAGACAAATATTCAGGCGATTCCCTGACACCAACTTCCGTTTCATCAACAGGTGCGAGTACCTGGAGGGCAACACGTTCCTGAGATGGTACTTCGATCAGCCCAACATAAGGTCGGGCATATACGCTGACCTACAGCGTTGGATCACGGGCCAACGCGATGACATCAAGTGGATGAAATTGTAATAAATACCACAAAAGATTATGGCTAGATTAACGATAGACACAGGAACGGCGGGAAATCCAGCAACGGGCGACACTTTACGCACGGCCATGACCAAGGTCAACGCCAATTTCGCGGAGTTGGCCGGCGATCTACAGATGTCAGGCAACACTTTATTGAGTGCTGACACCAACGGAAACATCATACTAGATCCAAACGGCACGGGACAAGTACAGGTCAATGCTGACAGATTAGTGATCACGACCACCAAGACACCAACAGCAATAGGAGCCACGGGTGATGTAGCGGGATCAATCAGTTGGGACGCGACCAACCTGTACATCTGCACTGCCAACTATGATGGTTCAACTGCCATCTGGAAGAAACTAGTATTACAGGCGATATAAAATGGCGAAACAGACGATTGACCTAGGTACATTAGGCGGTGCCGATGGTACCGGTGACAGCATCAGGACCGCGGGCGCCAAGATCAACAACAACTTCACGGAACTTTACGCCACCAGTGCGGTGCAGTCGCACATCGGAATGTCACAGAACGAGATAACGTCAACGCAGTCGAACGCGGACATAGTGCTGAAACCATCAGGCACGGGTTCAATAAGTTTTCCAGCAATAAAATTCAATGACAACAACATAGAGACCACCCGTACCAACGATGATCTAAAGTTCGTGCCGAGTGGAGCGGGATCTTTTGTTGTCAACTCATTTAAATTCAAGGACAATGTGATCTCAACTTTCCAAACTAACACCGACATAGAACTTCGACCTTCGGGCTCTGGCGGGGTGGATGCCAAGGCCATCACAGTTGACAACAGCATCAACATGAGCGATGACACCATCAGGATACTGTCAGACGCGTCCACGAATTCAGACCTCAAACTGATTGCTAGTGGAACGGGATCCGTACAATCTTCCCTAGTGGACATCAACAATGGTGCGATCGATGGCACAACTATCGGGGTCAACACACCGGCCGCGGCAACGTTTTCAACAATTGAATTCTCACCAGTGGACGGCGGGACATTGAACGCAGACGGTGTTGTCATCTATGACAACAAGATCACTACCACATCAAACGCCGACCTAGAGATAGAAGCCAGTGGATCCGGTTATGTCACGATCAACGGCATTACCCTGCCACACCTGGACGGCAACACAGGACAGGTGCTACGCACAGACGGTAGTGGCCAACTGGACTGGTTCACGTCACCGATACTGCTGGGCGTCTCTGACATACAGGACAACCAGACCACGATATCATTCGCTGGTCAGACCGTGATCGATCATGTGACGGCAGTTGGTGACCACCATCGTGTCGAGTCTGGCACGTCTGTGCTGGACAGTTTCGTAACCTCCAAGTATGACAGCGCATGGTACCTCGCAGTCAACAGGGACGACAACAGCACGGAATTCGAGGTCATCAAGCATTCACTGTGCCATGGTGTCACCAGTGACGGTAGCACCACAGACGCGTTCGTGTCCTCTTCGGCCAGTGCGCAGACCGGCACCAACAATCACATAATAACCAGTGCCGACATAAACGACGGCAGGGCCAGACTGCTGGGGACGGGCAGTTCCACGTTCAACTCCATGGCCTACTACAGGATAGGACTCGGTGACGATGATTCAACCGGATACTCAGGCGAGGAGGAAACTGCGGTGAGGATCAACACAGACGTAGACAACGGCGCGGAAGTCATAGACTCATGGGCGACGGCGTCCTACAGGGGGGCCAAGTACTACATATCGGTAAAAAATTCAGACAGCGGAGAGGTCAGTAACCTTGAAGCGGCCGTAGTTCATAACGGCACCGACGCTTTCATCTCTGTGTACAACATCATACACTCTGGTGCGTCGGAACTTCTTCCAACCATCACTGCCACAATCAATGGCGCCAATGTTGAAGTATCTGCCACAGGGGCCAATAACAACAACAGGGTACACATGTACAGGATTTTACTGTCAGACAATGAGGTGGACAGGAGTTCAACCAACATAAATGTGATCGGCAACGTGTCTGTTTCAAGCGCCACGACCGCGATTGACACCTTTGACACGGGATCATACCAGGCCGCACATTACATTATAGTTTCGCACAACGCCTCGGAAGGGCATTCGGCCATATGCGAAGCCGCCGTGGTCAGTGATGGAACAAACGCATTCGTGACGCAATACGGATTGACATCAACCAAGGGCACGGATCAGATCATTTTGACCGTGGGACACGCGGGCACAACAACCACGCTCTCGGCCACGTCCACTTCGGGTGGATCCACGATCGTCAACGCCTACAGGGTCAGTCTGACCAGAGGTCCAGGCACAGCGACAGCAACGGCAACATTGGATTCAGTCAGTGCCACGACATACAGGGGCGCAAAATACAACGTGCAGGTAGTGGATTCAGCAGGAGGAAACTATGAGTGCTTCGAGGTCAACGTTGTTCATGACGGATCAACTGCTTACACGTCCACTTTTGGCAACGTGGGCAACAACATTGATCTCATCACGGTGTCAGCGGACATCAACGCAGGAAATCTAAGACTGCGAGGTGCGATAAGTAATACAAATGACCACGTGGTTACGGTGGTCAGAAGGGTAATCGAAGCATAATGGCACAACAAACTTTAAACATAGGATTTACAGCCAACGACGGCACAGGTGACACGCTATATGCCGCAATGGACAAGGTAAATGACAACTTTGACGAGATCTACGCATCACCACTGTTCAACGAAGACATCATAATATCGGGCAACGAGATAAGGGCCAACAGGTCCAACGATGATTTGGTTTTCGGACCATCTGGAACAGGTTCCATCGTGTTCCCAGCGATAAGGATCAACGACAACAACATAGAAGGCACGAGATCAAACGACGACATCAACATCATCCCGAGCGGAACGGGTTCGGTAGTGGTGGGATCACTGTCCGTCAAAGACAACATAATCTCAACCTTCGAGTCAAACGCTGACATCGAACTGAGACCCAACGGATCTGGACAGGTGCTAGTACCGGAACTGACCGTGGATTCCAACATAAACATCAGAGACAACGAGATCAAGACCACAGTTTCCAATTCAGACCTGGTGTTATCAGGATCAGGCACAGGTTCGGTGAGGATCGACAAGGTAGACATCAACGGTGGTAGCATAGACGGCACCACGATCGGCGCCAGCTCGGCGGTAGCCGGCACCTTCACCACGATCACTGCCAACACCAGCGCCACCATAAAAGACATCACGATCTCAGACAACCAGATCACAACCAACGCATCAAACATCAATCTAGAACTTTCTGGAAACGGAACAGGCACTGTGACCATCAGTGGGTTTTCTTTCCCAACGACCGACGGATCAGCGGGACAGTTCCTAAAGACGGATGGCGCGGGCACATTGGCGTTTGCGACCGCGGGTGCGACACTGACACATTCAGACATAGCGGACGCCACCACCACATTGGCCAGCTCATCATCACAGGTACTGAACACTTTTCCAATGGCCACCTACAGGAGTGCCAAGTACTTTATCTCTATCACAGAC